GAAGACTTCGCCCTTACCGCCGCTGAAGGTTCCGGCCGCGGCGTCGAACGCCTTGACCATCGGCTTCATCTGGATGTTCTGGGCCTCGACGTTGCCTTTCTCGATGTAGAAATCGAGCGCCGAGTTGGTGTAGTTGGCGATTTCCGCCGCGGTGAAAGCCATGGTTCCTTACCCTGGACTGGTGCGTCAGCCGCCGGCCTGAATGATTTCGAGGACGGACTTCGGCTTGGCGCGTGGGGTGCCTGATGTGCTCCCCCCGACGACGGGCTGGATGCCGGGCTTGCGCGGGCGCAGCGCAGCGAAGTTGGCGTTGACCGCCTTCATCGCCGTCGCAAGCTGACGCTTCACGCCTTCCGCGGTATCCGGGACGCCTTCCTTGCGCTGCAGGTAGAGCACCTCTTTTTCGAGGCTCTCCGCCTTTCGCGTGAAGTCGGCATCCGCCGACCTTGCAGCCGCTTCCCACTCTCGCGCAGCGGTCTTGACGGCCGCTACCTTCTCTGCCTGCTGCTGCTGGGCCGCTGCGCGCTGCCGCGCCGCGTCCTGCTGATCCCGGAAAGACATCGCGCCGTTTGCGATCGTCGCCTTGGCCCGCTCTTTCGAGAATGCCTTGGCGGTCTCCATGGTCATCTGCCCGCTGGCGACCTTCTCACGCAAATCCTGCGGGAGAATTTCGCCGATCGTGGCCAGAAGCGTCTGGATCGTCGGCCTGATCTCTTCCCACGCCGCTGCCGGGTCGCGCTTCATCTGCGCAAGCCAGTTGAGGGCCTGCGCAGCTTCCTCGGATGCGATGGCGTTCTCAGTGCAGAACGCTTCGATCTTGCGGTAGCTCTCGGCTGCGGGGCGCAGAGTATTCCGCTCCTGAATCAGGGCGCGGAAACGAGGGTGGTTGTGGAACGGGGCATCCGAGTAGTTCTCGTTGTCCGGTTCCTTGGGCTGCGCGGCCTGGGGGTCGCGCTTCTCTCCGGTGGACGGCTCCGGCGTCGCATCCTTGACCGCGTTTTGCACGATCGAGAGGACGGACTTTTCGTCCTTGGCCTGCGGTGCGGAGGACGACTCCGCGGTGTCGTCCGTGGCGCCTGCTTCAACAGGAGCCGCGACGACGTCGTCCAGGGTCTCGGCGGACACGTCGGGCGACGTCGTGTCCAGATCATCAACGCCCATTAGACCTCCGATTAGGCAGGGGGTTCACTTCCGGTTGTATCACTCTGTCTGTCGCCATTCCAGACAAATCAGTAAGGCATATCAGAGCGGTTCGAGCCCATGGCGGCGGGGGAACCGGAGGGGATCGACGGGGCCGGGGCGCCGTTGCCCGCGCCCTCGCCGCCCTGCTGGTCGGGCGCGGCCCCCGGATCGGAGCCCATCTGCGTCCCGCCCGTGCGGTTCATCATCATGATCGACGGAAGGCCCTGCGCGAGCGCGTCGGTCAGGTCGAGACGATCGTCGAGGCGCCGCAGGCTCTCCCGCGCCAGCCAGGACGGCTCGATGCCCGGCATCTGCAGGAGGAAGGGCAGCATCTCGCGCCAGTTGCGGATTTCCTGCGCGGCGTTGGGCTTGCCCGACGACCCGGCCTCGATCTCGAGGTAGACCTCGCCGGCGATGTCCTCGAGCGTCATCTCGGGCCAGACGGCGCCGCGACCGGCGATCTTCTGGACGCTCTCCTGCGACATCTCGCGGAGGAGCACCTGCCCGGCAGCGCGGGCGATCACCGTGAGGAAGCTGTCGAGGTCGTCGACGTTCGACCCGGCGGCCAAGGACCGGCTGTCCTCCGCGAGGGCCTCGCCCGTCGCCGTTTCACCGTTGGCGGTGGCCCCCATCCCCGAGCGCGACGTGCCGACGACGGCCTCGACGTCCTGCATGATCTCGCCGGTGTCGTACAGGTTCGGATCGACGCCCGGCACCTGAAGCGCCTGGATCGCCTTGCTGACGTCGGGGTTTTCCCCCTGCGGGTTGATCTCGGTGACGCTGAAAGGCTTCGCGACCTGCAGGGCGTCCTTCTCCTCGTCGTCGAGGCCGCCCTTGAACGAGACGAAGCGCGGCCGCGCAGCCTTCCGGTGCTCGTGCTTGCCCTGCCGGGAGTAGTTGTACTCCTGCTGCATGTCGATCAGGAGAGACACGTCAGACGGCGGGAAAAGCTGGTCGGGATCTTCGCCTTCGTTGAAGGTCAGGGCGTAGACCGGCCAGAAGTCCTCGACGTAGATGTCGGGCGGGCCGGGCGGGCGCAGGAAGTTCTTGTGGCCGTCGCACACGTAGTAGACGAGGCCCGCCTGCCTGTCGAAGTGCTTGTAGACGCAGGCGAGGCCGTCGCCCTCGATCGAGGTGCCGTCGTCCTCGAAGTCGAAGCGGCCCTGGTCGCCCTCGGTGAGCTTCTTGCCGTCGCGGGAGTACGGGGTGAACCCCTTGCCCAGATCGACGCCGAAGAGACCCTGCACCTCCTCGGGGCTGTAGTAGTAGGCGATCGTGAGCCAGCGCGCGCCGACGAACCCGGTGAGGTTGCGGGTCCGCGCGTCGGGGATGACGCGGGTTGCCTCCGGGAAGTCGAAGATCAGCCCCTCGCGAAGAAGCAGGTACTCCTGGCTCTGCAGCGAGGCGATCGAGAGCTCAAGCTCCCGGGCCTTGGCCTGCGATGCGTCGCCGTCCTCACTGACCTTCTGGCCCGCCGCCAGCGACTTGATATGGTTCAACTGCGCCCGCGAGTCGGCGATCGTGCTCGCGATGACCTCGTCCTGCTGATACTCGCGCTGAAAGGCGAGCTCCACGTAGCCGACGCACGTCGTCGCGGTGCGGCGCACCAGCTGCTTCATGCTCGACTTGAAGTCGACAGGCTTCTGCTCCTTGGTGAAATACTCAAAGAGCACGACGAGGGTCTTGCCGATCTTGTCGACCAGCATCCGCTCCTGCATTCCGGCCTGGAAGTCGGCGACGATCGCCTGCGCCTGCTGCACCTCGGGCGGCACCATCGGCGCCATGCCGAGCGGCCCCGCTCCGGGCATCGGAACGACGTTGCCCCCGACGCCGGCCGCGGCCATGGCCTGCTGCTGCATCTGGAACTGCTGCGTCAACTGGATCGCCGCGATGAGCGACTGCTCGTCCTCGTCCCAGACTTGGAAGTCGAGGCGCTCGCGGCGACGCGCCACGGCTTTCGGGTTCTTGGCGTAGAGCGTCGAGACGGTCTGCTTGATATGCCGGCCGACGATGTTGGCGGTGTAGTTGCACTCGGCCCACTGTTCGGTCGCGCCGATGCGGGCAAAGACCATGTCCCGCCGCATCCGCTTGAACGCCTTCTCGTGGTGCTTCGCGTCGGCGTTGATCCGGCCGATGATCTTCTTGACGAGGGCCTCGTCCTTCGGGTCCGCCGGCGGGGTGTCCGCGGGGGCCTCGGTGATGGGCTCGTCGTACATCTCAGAATCCTCCTAGGCGCAGTCGTCGCGCCTCGCGGTCGTCATACTTCTGTTGCCGTTTAACCCACCCGATCGTGCCGAAGTGCGGTTCCTTCGCCTCGGCCCGGGGCGCCGACGCCTTGATCTGCACGCGCAGCCCGAGGCCGAGGTACGCGATGAAGTCGACGAAGTCGTCATGAGTGCCGTTCGGGAAAGCAAGCATCTGCTCGACGGCCTTGTCGGTCCACCACGCTTCGGCGGGGAGATAGACCCTGCCGAGCGCCATCTTGGCGCTGATCGCCTGGGCGCGCTGCTCCTTGTCGCCGGCGGGCGTCACCTCGACGAGGTTGAAGTACGTGGACGTCTCCGCCATGCGCTGACGGAGGAACGGGCCGATCGACTTGGAAATGTGACCCTTCTCCGCCCACCAGATCAGCGGAGGCTGCGCGCCCCCGCCCATGGCGAGCATGGCTTCGACAACGACGTTCGTGGTCGCCTTCTTCCAGAAGAGGTCGGGGAGGAGCCAGATGTTGCCCTCCTCGTCGACGCCGCACTTGCCCATGCAGGTCGAGTCGCTGCGCTGGTTCGTCGTCACCGCATGGTCGGAGGCGGCGTAGATGCGGAGGTTCGTCGGAAGCTGGTCGCGGGTGTAGTAGCGGATATTCTCCCGCCGGAAGAGGATGCCGTCTTCGACCGTCGGCCGCTGCTGGTAGAGGCTCGAGAAGCCAATCGGGTCGATGATCTTGAAGTCGCCGAGGAAGGTCTCGTCGAACTTATCCGGGCCGTCGGGCCAGAGCGCCTCGCCGGGCTTCCGGCCAAGGGCGTCCTCCTCCTCCGCCAACGCGGGGAGGTTGATGACCTTGATCTTCCGGGCGATCTCGACCTTGTAGTGCTCATTCTCCGGGTCGGTCAGGCGGCCGATCGGGTCGTCGGCGTGCCAGCGCGTGAAGGTCAGGATCATCCGCTTCGCGCCCATGCGCCGGGTCATGGCGACGCGAGTGAGCCAAGACCATGCCTGGTCACGGATCGGCTTGGAGGCGGCCTCCTTGTCGTCCTTGATGAGGTCGTCGCAGATCAGGAGGTGCGCGCCGCGCCCGGTCAGGCCCGCGCCGCGGCCGACGAAGAACATCAGCCCCCCGTCCTTCGTGTTGAGGCGGTCCTTGGCCGTGCCGCCGCGGACCAGCGAGTAGTCGGGGAAAATCTGGCGGAATTGCTGCATCCCGACGATGCGCCGCACCTCGGCGCCGAAGTCGGCCGCGAACTCGTCGCCGTAGGAAGCCACGACGACGTTCTGCCGCGGGTAGCGGCCCGAGTACCATGCCGGGAGCCGACGGCTGACGATCTCCGATTTTCCGTGCCGCGGCGGCACGGTCAGGATCAGGATGTCGTACCCGGGATAGCCGCCTTCGACGAACGTCTGGACGGCCTCGCAGATCGCCCGGTGCGGCCGGGCGGCGTGATAGGCCGACCGCTCGACGTCGTCGGGGGCGTCCGGGTCGGGCATGGTGAACTGGATGAAGTCGAGGAGGTTCTCCCGCGCCAGCCGCGCCTTTACCAGCCGCTCCTGCTGGACGAGGGCGGACTGCTTCTGCTCACGCGAGGGGGCGGCGCGAGACATCAGAACCGAAGAACCTTGAACTTCCAGGTAAGCGTCGCCGGGGTCAGCGGCCCCGCCGTGGCGTTGTAGAGGCGGACCGAGACCTGATTGTCGGCCGAGGTCCACACGGTCGGGATCAGGCCCACGCCCACGCCCGCCGAGGGAAGCCCGCACAGGGCGATGTCGCCGGCCACGGCGCCTGTGACCGTCACCGTCTGCGTCTGCGTGGTGCCC